GTCACAGGTTCAACAAGCCGAGACCGAACAGCGCGCCCAGGCCAATCAGGGTCCCAAGACCGATTCAGCAGGCAGCATCGCCGCAGGTGCCAGCGCAGCCCAGGTAGAAAACGCCAATGCCACGAATCCACCACTACCTCCACCCACGCTGGGCGGTACCACGGGGTCGATCAGCAACGCCGAAACTTTCAGCGTAAACGAAGATTCGCCCCCGGGCGCGACGCGTCCACTGTCCAGCACGCAGACCATACCTCCACCCACGGCGCAGACTCCGGCGAGCCGGGCCGCTGCAGCAGCAACACCTGGAAGCGATCCTTCGTCGCTGAATCCTCCGGGCACGTTGGGCCCCACTGGAGCGACATCGTCTCCGGTACCAGGATCGGCCAGGGCTGCTGCCAGCGCCAGCGATGACGCTGATCAGCCCAATGACGTGATACAACTGGTGGATCGACTGGATCGACTGGTAACTCCCCAGGACAATATCTTAGACCAGTTCAGCAGCTACACCTATAGCTTCTCCCTGTATCTCATGACCGCCGAGAGTTATTCCGCCCTCCTGAAGTCCAAGCAGCGCACCCTGGCCGGGAGCCAGCTGTTGATACAGAGCGGAGGAGCCCCATTGGCTCCAGCTCGCAACCAGTTTTTTCCCTTGGATTACTACATCGACGACGTCGAAGTCACCAGCATCTGTCCTGGCAAAGGATCGGGTGGCGCGCACAATGTCACTGAGATGAAGTTCAAGATCACCGAACCCAATGGTATCACCCTGCTGAAAAATCTCTACGCGGCCTGTGATCTCTATGCTGATGCTACCAGTACCGTGCCCACCGAGACCGGTGCTGGTGCAGCACAGGTACGGCGCAACACCAACTACGCGTCGCAAAATTATCTCATGGTGATACGATTCTATGGATACGACGCCAACGGTAACTTGCTGACACCTTCGACCATAGCCACCACTACATCGGGCTCGCTGGGGTATGAGCGTACTGACTCCAATGCCATAGTGGAAAAATTCATACCATTCCAGTTAAGCGCTATCAAGTTCCGCATAGCCAATCGGCTCACGGAATATTACTGCGAGACAGTAGCACCACAGAACATCGTGGCCACGGGGCAAGCACGCGGGGTGATACCTTACAACATCGAGATGCCGGCCACCACGCTGCAGAACTTGCTCAACGGCAATGCCCGATTTACCGAACAGCGCGCTACCGAAGGCGATGGACGAGAGAATACTAAAACCACTACCGGGACAGCACCCGACAAAGCCACGGCAGCACCGGATGTGACCTTGACCCAAGGACTAGAACAAGCCCTTAACAAATACCAGCAGGAACTCCAGGCCAAAGGAGTCATCGAACAACCTGACATCTACAAGATCGTCATCAGCCACCCCGAACTGGCCAACGGCAGCATCGTACCACCCGGCAACAATGATCGCTCCAGCAAGCCCAGCGTGCAACCCACCTCAGGGTCTCAGGCCAAAGACGCTGACAAGGTCGCGGTCAAGAACGATGCGCGCATAGTCAGCGCCACGGCCGGAACCAGCATCGTGCAGTTCTTGGACCAAGTAGTACAGCGCAGTGATTACATCTTCAAACAGCAGACCAAGATCAAAGCCAAAGATCCTCGCACCGGCAAAGAAGTAGACGTGCCGCAGGGTGGGCGCGATCGAGCGTTCGCTTGGTATCGCATCGGTGTGCAAGCACGCCCCACGGGAAAGTTTGACAAAAAGCGCAACGATGAATCCTATGAGATAACCTATGAGATAGCACCTTACTTGGTAAATCAAGTCAAGAGCGACTATTTTCCCAATGGCCGATTCCGCGGTGTGCAAAAACGCTATGCCTACTGGTTTACCGGGGAAAATACCAGCATCATAAACTTCGAGCAAGATTTCAACTATCTCTATTACATCACCATCAACGGCCCCACCAGTGCTTCTTTCGACGGCACCAGCAACTATCGAGAAGTCGAACGACGAGCTTTCTCGCCCAACAGCGCTCAGAGCAATCAGGGCATCAAAAACAATGTGTTTGAACCCGTGGCCAATGCCGCTGACTATCTCTACAGTCCAGGAGATCAGGGACGCGTGAATCTCACCATCATAGGTGATCCCGCATGGATAGCCCAAGGCGAAGTCTGGAGCGGAGTGCGCAGCACACAGACACAGGAGAACAGTGACGACGCGCAAGATCCTTTCTCAGCCCCGTTCTTGCCGGATGGTACCATAAATTACGATGCCCGAGAAGTGCTGTTTGAAGTGGCCTGGAACACTCCGGCTGACTATGATCTCGGCACCGGCACCATAAACCTAGATCGCGGCGTATGATACATCACGGACACTGGACCTACTCATGGTGTTAGATCCCTACCGCAACACTCCTGATCGAGACCTCGTGTATCGCGGTGATGACTTCATTGTCTGGGATCGCATCAACGCCGAACGCTTACGTCGAGGTCTGCCCGGGCTCGCGGCCATCGGTATGCCGCGCCCTGTGGAAAGTCCCGGTCCCGAGACCGACTCATCAGGCGCTATCGTCACCGAAGCCAGTGCGGCTCAAATTCCCAACGCCAACTCATCAAATCCTCCGCTGCCACCCGGAGTCATTGATGCAAGCGGCGCGATCATCCCAGCGCCTGGACAAGATCCTTTAACCAATGCCCAAGTCAGTACTACGCTACCTCCGGGAAGTCTGCCAGTACCCCCAACGCTGGTAAGCACTACTCCCAACGGTTCGACCACGGGAACCAACGGCGGCACCGGAGGATCTGCACCGGGTGTTGGTACCAGCGCACTGCAACCAGCCCAGGTCAGCACCGCGCTGCAATCCTATCTCTACAAAGCGACCAAGGTAGTGAGTAGATTCCGCAGCGGTGCTTTCACCCAAGATCTCGAAGGCGCGCTGATGATCTTCCCACCAAACATGTTGGCTGCAGCCGAGCAAGAAAACACCAAAGAATCTCAGACTCAGACTGCAGGAGCCACACCACAGACCAATCCCGCGGCCGCTGATGCACGACGAAACACACAGGCCGAAGTCCGGCGCGTAGACAATGCCCTGGCACGGGAATCTGTGGGCGCGCTGGGATCTACCAATGTTGATTTTTCTGGCAGCGAATTTGGCGCGTTCTTCAACAGCGGAGCCACTGGTGGCCTGGTCAACTACAAACCCGCAGATCTCGCCGGTGTCATTGATCGCGGCGTCGGTGCCGCGGTGCCCAGCGCACTGTCATCGCAAGGTCTTACCAATCCCACGGACATAGCGCGCGCGGCTTCAACAGTATCAAATGGATCCGTGGTATCATTGCCCGGGCTGCAGAATTTTAATGTGCGGCCAGTTAGCATACAAGTGGTCTTGGAAAACGGTCAGACTACCACGGTGAATTCAGCACAGCAGGTACAAGGTCTGCAGAATCAAGGGCAATTATCTCAGATCAAAGCCTCGGCCGCCTTGGTCTCTCTGCAGGCCTTGACAGCATCACAACAGACACCGTTGACCACGACACGACAAGTCATTAGGAAAGATGATTAATGGGAAATAACATACAACGCAGTCGCGGACGTCCACAGAATTATCAGTTTGATCGTGGAGGCATGCCCGCTGAGTTTGGACCATTTGTTGGAGTGGTCAAGAACAACATCGATCCCACGCGATCAGGACGCTTGCAAGTCTACATCGAACAGTTTGCTGGTGATAATCCCGAAGACAAGACCCTGTGGCGCACAGTGAACTATGTCCCACCATTCTACGGCGTGACTCCGCGCAACAATGCCACGGGATCCAGTGGAGACGGTACCTACAAAGGAAACCAGCAGAGTTACGGCATGTGATTTACGCCACCTGATATCAACGTACAGGTCATCTGCTTTTTCGTCGCAGGCGACCCAAATCAAGGATATTACATAGGTTGCATACCCGATCCCGGCGTCACGCACATGATCCCGGCCATCGGCGCCAGTCGCAAGTTCACTGCCAAGAATCAGCAGCAGAGTTCAGAGATAGCAGCGGCCGAAGCCGAACAGATGCCAGTGGTAGAGATCAATCAAGACAACCCCGCGATCAATGACAATCCTAGATTTTTTGATCAGCCCAAACCAGTGCATGATTATGTGTACAGCATCTTGTACAATCAAGGCCTCTTGGGCGATTACATACGCGGGCCCATCAGTTCCAGCGCCCAGCGAGAAAGTCCCAGCGCAGTGTATGGTATATCCACACCGGGGCGACCCATCTACCAAGGTGGACTCAGTGAGCGTGATATCAAAACCAAAGTACAATCGGGCAGCTTGAGTCTCGCTGACGTCAAAATCGAGGGACGCAGGGGCGGCCATAGCTTGGTCATGGACGATGGCGACCTACAAGGCCGAGATAATCTCATACGCATACGAACGGCCAAAGGACATCAAATCACCATGAGCGATGAAGCCGATTGCTTTTACTTCATACACGCCAACGGACAGATCTGGATCGAGCTAGGTAGCGAAGGTACGCTGGATGTCTACAGCACTAACTCTGTGAACATACGCACGCAGGGCGAGATCAATCTGCACGCAGACAAAAACATCAACATCAACGCCACGGAAAATCTCAACATACGCGCTGGCAACATCAAGATCGAAAGCCAGAATACCACGGAATTTTCTTCTACCAGCGATTTCACTCTGCATTCCAAGACCAAGCTCGGTTTGGTCAGCGATGATCTCATCGCCTTGGATGCAGCGCGTGGTGGGTGGCGCAATTCTGGTGCGCTGTCACTGAAAGCTTCGCGCATAGATCTCAATGGTGGTAGCGCACCCGAGTCTGTGACCAAACCCAAACCCCTGCAGGAATACAGTCTCGATGATACCAAGCTTGAACCTGGCAAAGGTTGGCAAGTACAGCCAGGAAAACTCGAGACCATAGTACAACGGGCACCTACGCATGAGCCATATCCGTACCACAATCGCGGAGTTCCAGTAGAGATAGAGCTCGTGGCCGAAGCACCAGCTCCGCCTAGCCCGGCTGTGGCCAGCACATTGGAATCTACGGCCGATGTTCCTGTGCAAGCTCCACCAACCGCAGTCCCGGAAACTCCTGTAGTCTCCGCGGCCACAGCATCCACGCCGGGAACTGCCGTCGCAACACCGCCAACTATACCATCAGTGGCTTCGGCCACGAGCTTGGCACAGTCATCAGTGGCTTCGGCCACGCGTGCTGTGGGAGTCGATGCTGCTTCGGTACTCAAAACGCCAGTGGCCGACATCAAAGTCGGAAATCTCAGTAAAGCTGATGTCACGGGTCTGTTGGCGCAGGCACAATCCGCAGTGGGGCAAGCCAGTTCGGCAATTTCGGTCGACAAAGGCATAGGATCGTTTGGTCTGCAACCAGCTCAGCTCGAAAGCGCCGGTTTCCTGAAACCTGGTACACTGTCACAATTACAATCAGGTCCGGCACCGGCTGTGACCGAGGCTGACATCGCCGAAGCCACCAAGATCAACGGCGAAGGTGGGGATATCACTCCCGAACAAGTAGCACAAAATCGCAAGATCAATGCTGCGTTGTCATCGCCCATGATGTGGACTGGCAAAGCCGGTGTCGGGGGCCTTGATAATCTCTTGTCCAATCCCAGCCTGCAAAACACCGCACAACAAGGACTCATGGCAGCGAGCTTGGCGGGCTTGCAGTCGTCGGGTCTAGCCACCGGCAAAGAAACAGCACAGAGCCTTGGACCGCTGGTGCAGACCGCTACCACGGCCGGAGTCGCGGCCCTGGGTAGCTTGGTAAAAGGAACAGCATCACCTGATGCAGCTGCCAAGCTAGTTGGAACCATCAAAGGTGCCCAGTTCGCCACAGATTTCATGGAAAAAAATTCTGCCCAACTGGGAACCTTGACCCGACAAGCTCAAGCCGCGGCCAACACAGTAGATAGGACACAACTCGATGCACAGGTAAAAGCAGCTTTGGGTGATCCCAAGATACCAGCACCGGAGTTCAAACCCGTGGAGCGGGAGCCTGATGTACCCACGGCCGAAAGTGGTCTACGCGACGAAGCCAGAATTATTGTTTTGGAGATATTAGAGATTTTTGATCAAGTAAAAGCCTTGGCTGATGTTGCCATCGAGGAATCCGTCAAACTCAACTCGCAGCTACCATTGACCACCGCGCAGATAGATGCGTTCGCGGCCATGCGAGATGAATACCGCGCTATTTACAACAACGCCTTACCTGGCATTCGGATCAAGCTCGAAGAACTAGGGAGCGCAAAATATGATTCCATACGTGAGTTTGTCAACTCACAAGTCGCGTCATTGAACCGATTATCCCGGCTCTTGAGAGGTATAAGCGAAGCCCAGAACGAACTCATAGCACAGTGGCGAGCCAATGCCGCTGCGGCCAACACATAAATATCCTATGCCTACATTTATCGGATTCAATACCCAAGGTCAGAACAAGAAATTTACTCTGACTGATTTTGAGCTGGTCAAACGCGACCTAGCCAACGCGTTCAACATACAGCAAGGTCAGCTACCGGGCCGCCCCAATTATGGTACCACGCTGTGGAGTTTTTTGTTTGAGAATCAGAACAGTGACACCATAGAACAGATATTGGCCGAAGTGCAGCGTGTGGCCGGCGGTGATCCGCGACTGTATGTCAGCGACGCGCAGGTGTATCCACAGCAAAATGGCATACGCATAGATATACAATTACAGATAGTCAACAGCAGCACAGCCGAGCGCCTGGCGATATTTTTTGATCAAGAGACGCGTCGCGCCAGCTTCGTGTAAAACTACACAGATAATAAACTCGGTAAATACACAGAAGCAGGCGAGGATCCATGGCAAAAACCACAAGACAGACAGCTATATTTGGAGTCGAAGACTGGAAGAGGCTCTATCAGACTTACCGCGAAGCTGACTTCCAGAGCTACGATTTCGAGACTCTGCGCAAGAGTTTCGTTGATTATCTCCGCTTGTACTACCCCGAGACATTCAATGACTATATTGAATCTAGTGAATTCATCGCTTTATTGGACGTCATGGCATTCATGGGGCAAGCCCTGGCTTTCCGCAACGACCTCAATGCCCGTGAAAACTTTTTGGACACAGCTGAACGCCGGGACTCGGTGGTACGCCTGGCCAATCTCGTCAGTTATACGCCCAAACGCAACACCGCAGCACAGGGGTTGCTCAAGGTCAGCAGCATATCCACCACAGAGAACGTGGTGGACTTCAATGGAATAAACCTATCCAACACCACGATAACGTGGGATGACCCCGCCAATCAGAACTGGTTTGAACAGTTCGTATTGATACTCAATGCTGCACTGGTTGACAGCCAGAAGTATGGCAGACCAGCCAACGAGCAATCGATCCTGGGCATTGACACAGCAGAATACACCTTGAATCTCGTGCCGGGTTTCTTGCCTGTGGTACCTTACGGCGCCATCGTTGACGGAGTCAACATGCCTTTTGAAGTAGTCAATGCCAGCACACAAGGCGAAAATTACATCTATGAACCCAGCCCACGACCCAATGGTGCTTTCAACGTGCTGTATCGCAATGATGGCCTGGGGTTTGGCAGCAACGACACTGGCTTTTTCTTCTTGTTCAAGCAAGGGGTGCTGCAGAACCAAGATTTTAACCTGTCACAGGCCCTGCCCAACCGCACAGTAGACATCAACATCGAAGGTTGTAACGATCAGGATCACTGGTTGTATCAGCTTGACGATGTGGGCAGCAT